CCTGTGTGCTGTTCATCACATTCTCAGGTGTGAACTTACGGGCGTTCCACCATGCACTCTTGAAGTCAGCAGCCTTACCAGCCTGTAGAAACTCATTGGCATCTTTGTATGGTCGATGGTCAACACGGTAGACCTTGTTGGGGAACAGCTTTGCTACACGGTCAGCAAGAGCATTACCAGCGTCATCGTTGTCAACCGACAGGATGATCTTCTCAAAACTACCCAGCCAATCCGCACAGTTCTCCCAGAGCTTCTTAGAGGGTGTAGCAGAGGGTAACGACACAACAGGGTTAGTGTACCCACTCTTTAGTATTTGCGCTACTGAGAGAGCGTCTAGTTCACCCTCAGTGATAGTTACCATCTTGGAGCTACCTGCGGTAAAGAAGTTCATACCGAAGAGTTCATCACCCTTGAATCCAGACTTAGCGTAGAAGCCCTTCTCGTCTAGCTTACGGACTTTAATTCCCCCGCTGGGGTACACATACTCCTGACGATCTTCGTAGGTTAGGACACCGAAGTCCTCCATCGTCTTGCTGTTAATGCCACGCATGTTAGCGTATTTTCCATCGGACGTATCTTCTGGTGTAAACGACACAACAGCTTTTGGTGTAAACGACAAATTATCCCCTCCTTTTGTTGGGTACTTTTCTTTAGCCCACCCGAATGTTTTTCCACTGGACGGGTAGCCTTGGTTGCAAGCGTGACACTTGCCGAAGCCCTCAGTATTGTAACTGAAGGCATCGGAGGAGCCACACGTTTCATATGGGCAGGGTTGGTGTGCATGTTCAGCCATGTGGCTCTCTCCTTTGTTTTACTTAGAACCTATTAGATACTTGTACCCTACTTCTTTGTACAGGTGGTTCATCTTTACACGACCTTGGCCCTTTTCTATCTCCGCATCCCTCTGACCAAAGAAAACGTCAGCCTCATTGTCAAGAAGCCAGCGCATAGTCATCTGACGGTCAAGCTCGTAAGAATGAAACGTAGTGTTAAGCAGTGCTTCCATGTCATCACGTTGGTGCTTCCAAACTTGCGCTCTGACCACGTTAGCATCTGACGCACGAATGTTCCTTGCACCCTGACGGATAAGTAAGTTAACTCCCATTGGCTTACGACCATTGAGTTCAAATAAGTCGAGTGTCTGTTGGTAATAGCTCATTGTCGGGTCTCCTAGCTTAAGTTTTGTTTGTTTGTGCCTTCGAGTGGCAACTGTTCACATAGTTCTATCAAGATGTCGGACATCTCATGTAGTGCTGGTATTTTGATATTTATGACATCATCATGTATAGCTGAATATAGGTACATCATAACGTCACGCCTATCAAACTTACTGATTAACTGTTCCATAGCGACAACAAGGTTAGTTGCTGATACATCTACAGTGCAATGCTCGGTACTTTTGACATGAGCATTTAAGTCAAATACATTCGGATTATTCTCCATCTCCCTTCGTTTCTCTTCTGAACGATCCCAAGCCTCTTTAGCGGCCTCTACAGGGGTCTTTCGTTTCTCTTTAACGTCTTCAAGTATGTCACCGTAGTCAGGGTTCTCTTTTACCTCTTTGTACCCTGCCTTAGCTTGCTGCACCTCTTTAACCTTCATAGGTTTATCTGACGACATAATATCTTCTACAAGTTCGTCAGGTACAGATGGTGCTGCTAGTTCATACAGAACTGTGATTGGAAACTGGTGCGACATAAAAGTCGTACCGAACCTGCGTCCTACCTGCATCATACGCTCCCGCATCTTTGGATTAAGATCAGGAAACTCCTGCATACACCAATCGTGGAAGGCGTTATCACTGAGGTGCATATCACGGCCCTCTTGTAGAGCTTGACCTGCCTTTATGATACTCTGGACAGCACCGGACAAATGCTCACGCACATCACTAGCGACATCATTAAGACTACGAACCTTTGCTTGTGTAGTAAGCTGGTTGTAGTATTCATCATCGTCCATACTTACGTTCCTTTCTTATGTTATACACACTAGAAGTAATATCTAAAGTTATAACTTATGTAAACCCTACACTTACTTATAGGGATACATCTCAAGATATTATTCATCACGAATTGTTACAGTACAAACTTTCTTAACTTTCGTAAAGCTGACTCTTCCTTACGAAATACCCAAGTTTGGTTGTTTCCAGTAACCTTAGCTACATCATCTTGTGTCATATCGCCAAAGTATCTCATTTCAATAACCTCCAATTCTTCTGTCGTTAATTTCTCACGGGCGGTCTTTATGACATAACTCGCAAGTTCTTTAGCCTCATATCTAGCGACATGCTCTCTGCTTGAAGCTCCGTATTCCTCACTGTACTGACCAGATGTAGACGACAAAATAACTTTCAGCCACTTGTGTCCAGCCTCAGACATATTTCCCGTAGCTGTGTCGTTTATATCACGAGCAAGCCTACGGGCAATATTGTGCGCTGGTACTGCAACAGGTAGAACGTCAATGTTTATGTAATCGTGCATACGTCTCTTAGCCTCTCTGTAGAGGTGCGCTGGATGTACGTCCTCCTCGTCAGCCAATATCTCGTAGCACTTAAGTACACCCTCTTGTACCATGTCATCACGGTGTGAAGGAGAGTTGAACCTGTTTGCCACACGCTCACACATTTCTAGTATCTCAGGCCCAGTTAAGCTCATACTCTACCTCCAAGTTCTCTAACTCTCGCTGTCGCTTTCGGATCAGATACACAGCTTCTTCGACTGTGACATCCTCAGACTTATTCAAAGCCCGAATGAGTTTCTTTAGCTCCTCTTTAGTCATAGCTTGTCCTTACCCTCCAGTTGATTGATACGCATTTGTGCATAACGTATGACCTTCTCAAGGTCTGTGATCTCACACTGAGCCTTGCTCATTCCCTCGTATGGCTTGTATCCTGCACGACTGGCATACTTGATGATATTCCCACGCCAGAACTCAAAGCCATTCTGCATGATGTATGTGATAGGTTCGATCTTCCACCGTGCATAATGCTTGGGTTCATTCACGATGTCTGCTGTATGTTCTGACATTACCGTCTCCTTAAAGTTCTCTTGTTCTGCTATCAACTTTCGCCACTCACTGTTTATCATTACTCTTCCTCCAAACAGAAGCCACACCATGTGTCCTTACTTGCATTACCACAGCTTACACACTTGCGCCACTTATTCTTTTCGTCACGTTCTTGAGAAGCCTTACGTTCCTCTGGTGTCATTGGTCTAATATATCTACCACTACAATAGTCCCAACTGTCTCTCTCCCATTGGTCAGTCATTGTCTGTCTCCTTCAGTGCATCCCACGATACGGGGAACAACTCTTTCATCTTCTCACTGATCTGGTCAGCTACAATGCGTGTCTCTGCCTGTGTGTCAGGTTTGCATCTAAGGTTGCACATCTTCGCTATGGCCCCTACCGTTCCGCTCCAGAACCACTCCGTGTACATACTCTGGGGCAGTACCATACGGGCTTGCTCGGGTGCTACTCCCATGTCAAGCAGATCGTTGTAGGCTTTTAGACATGCCCAGTTAGCATCACCCCAGTCACCTACATCAACGACACCATCAGACCCTTGCTTCTTATCCGCCGACTTACCACGCCATACCTCTGGAGTATAAAACTCAATATTTTCAGTTGTGTAGCGCCTAGATATTTCATTCCAAGGCATATACTCATGTTTTTGAAGCTGACGTGCTACAAACATAGGCGCACGACATTGGAACGTAACCCATGTGTGGTTAAAGGGGCTGATGTGATTATGCTTGGCAAGGTATCGGATCAACCTAGCGTCATCTTCTTTGAGCTTAGGTGGCCCCCAAAGATCATCCTCCATCTCACTGCGCTTACCAAATGATACCCTAGCACTGTTTACGACCATAAGATCAGAGCCAGCGTGTTGAACGTAAAATGCGCTAATCATCTACAGTTACTCCTATACATTCGATTGCTTCCTGCTTGTCGTTAACCATGACCGAAGCATCCTTCAGTGCAGTCTTACAGAAGGTTTCATTCTCATATGTCCCTAAGTGGTAATACCTTACGCCTTGCTCAGGGACAACGACAAACCATATTAGTATCCATATAACATTCATTAGAACGGCACCTCACCTTTTCCATTGCGGGGGTCATTGAAGTAACCCTTCGCTAAATACTCCAGCCGTGGATCAAGTAGTTCCTCTAGCTCACGGATGATTGACTTGGGACGGATACCCATCTCTTCCAAGTGTTGCTCAAGTGTCATGTTAAACATTCTCATTTCCCTTCGGGTGCTGTGTAAAAAACGTGTGTGCCAATGCGACCATCTCGGT